AAAATCTCCTGGGGCGACCCATAATCCACGAAAGGAATACGCAATGGCAGACGAACAGGTTCAGGACGCAGGGCAGGATTCGTCCTCTGCATTAGGCGAAGCAATAGCCTCTACGCCAGAGGTTCAGGAACAAGCACAAGAACAGGTAGCGGAGTCAGGCTCCGAAAAAACTGAAACACCTGAACAAGTGCCGTTTAACGAACACCCTCGGTTTAAGGAATTGATTGAGGAGAGGAATTGGTATAGACAGCAATTAGAAAGACAACAAGTCCAACCTCAATTACAGCAACCGACTACTGACCCATTCCAGGGTATGAATCCAGAGGAAGAAAGATTCTGGAGAGCAGTTGACGCAAGGGCGGAAAGAATAGCCGAACAGAAATTCCAAAAGGTTACTCCGATGCTTGATGCGGGTATCAGGGAAATCACTAATCAAAAAGTTAGTGAGTTTAGGCGTGACCACCCTGATATTAAAGCTGAATCTCCAGAAGAAGTCTTGATAGCCAGAAAGATAAATTCCGGTTATTTACCCGAAGATGCATACCGTGCTGTTATGTGGGACAAGAAGGTTGCCCAAGCCGAGAAACAGGCTAATAACAATGTCAAACAAAAAATAGAAACTAAAAAACAAGCTAATGTTGAACAGCGTTCTATTCCGCAAGGTGGGACTGCTCCTACAAAAAGCAAGTTGACTTTGCGTCAACAAATAGAACAGCACGCAAAAGACCTTGAATTTTAGTTTCCAACTTAGGAGTTTCTAATGGCTACGGGTAATAGCAGTTTTACAAAGCTGATTACTACGACCCTACAGAACCTTCCTGCAGAAGTTTTTGACGCAGTTTCCACAAATAACGCACTACTTTATATGCTCCAGAAAAGGGGCAATCTTAAGGTAGTGTCGGGCGGGCGTTCATTTACCCACCCAATTTACTACAAAGCCAACACTTCATTTAAATCCTACGCTAAGACAGATACTATTGATACTCCTCTGATGGACGACCTGACTCGTGCAGATTATCCTATCAAGATTATCGCCGGTTCTGTTGTAATCTCATTGCTTGAAGAAGCGATGAACTCGGGAAATAAAGAAAAGCTGATTGACTTGGTAGAGGAAACCGTAACCCGTGCAAAAATCTCTATGTCGGAAGTTATGGGGGACCAGGTATTCGGTGACGGAACAGCAATAAACGATGTAGATGGATTGCAGTTCTTAATCAATCCTTCTCCGTCAACACAGACAGATGTGGGTGGAATTAACCCATCTACAACTGGTAATGAATTTTGGAGAAACCAGATTGCGACCACACAAGATTTAAGTTCAAGTGCCGCAGTTTCGTTAGCTTCAATGTCGGCTTTAGTTGCAAATTGCACCTTTGGCAGACAGGGTCCGAGATTGGTTATCACTACCAAAACCTTATATTCAGAATATGAGGCTTTGTTAAGTCCCCAGATTCGTTACACAACTACCGAATTAGCTGATGGCGGATTTACGCATTTAGCCTTTCAGACTATGCCGGTAATTTTTGATGACAATTGTCCGTCGGGTGCAATGTATTTTGTTGACACGGACAACCTCTGGCTTCAGGTATTGTCAAGAGGCAATATGGAATTAACGGATATGCAACCTTCCCACGACCAGTTAATGCGGGTAGCGTTGATGTATCTGTTCGGCAACTTAACCACAGGTTCACGCAGAACCAACGGGTATCACCCGTGGAGCTAATAGGAGGATAAGATGAGAAAATTATTTCTTTTCGTAGTCTTGGCTCTCCTGTTAACTTTTGGAGTTGCCAATGCAACAAACATCCCACAAATGGTTGACCCGAAAGAATATCCGACAGTCTGGACCGAAGTAGTTTACAACGGTTCTGGCTCAACGATATATTCAGGTCATATCGTGCAATGGGATTTTGAAACATCTGATTCAAGTATCAACTACAACGATGATATGTGTATGTGGATTGCAACAGCAGATGCAGCAAGCGATATTTGGACTGCTGGTGTAGTTCCCGTTGGTAATAACATCGCCAATGGCGCAGTAGGCGCAATTATCATCAGAGGTCCAGCTTATATTATGGAACATACCACCCCGCCCACAGCAAATGAAATTTGCGGAACTCATACGGACGGAACTGTAACTACAGATGGAGCAGGTGCTAATACCAGTTCTATAGGTATCACCGTTGACGCTTCACCTACTTACGGACCGAACGGTGGTTCTGGAAGTGGATTTTCTATAGTGTATGTTGAACCAACGCAGTCAGATGACTAAATAAGGACAAGTGGAGAGAGGGTTAATTGATTTGTTTAAAATGTAAAAAAGAATTTGAACAAAAAAGAACATCCCAAATTTATTGTTCTCGAAGATGCAAAAACATAGCTCATTCAAATAGGAGAAGAAAACTTCGACCTAGAAAAAAATATTTAAATGTAAAAGCATATCGAGAAATAATATTATCTTTTTTTGGAAATAAATGTTCTAAATGTTCAAATGATAAAAATTTACGCATTCATCACATAAAACCTAGATTTTTAGGAGGAGAAAATTCTCATAAAAATATTTCTATCTTATGTGATAAATGTCATATAACTTTACATTTAGAAGAAATAAGTTAATCCTCTCTCTACTTTTAATTATGAAATACCTATTCATTGTCTTAATTCTATTATGCGGTTGCGCTACTACAAAATATTACCCCCAAGGGGATAATGGAAGAACAACGCCATATCTTTCGGGGACAGTAAACACTCCTAATTGTTCATTATGTAAAAAACAAGCGTGGTTATTCAAGATAGATTCTAAAGGCAGGATAATCTGCGATGCTTGTTACAGAAAAATTAAAAGATGATAAGTAATTTAATCCTTGCCCTTGTGTGCTTATTGCCTTTCGGGCATATATTTTTTAAGCAAGCAGACCTTTGGCACGCACAAGGGCAGTTCTTTCAGGCAGGACTTTTGATAATATTCTCTCTATCGTTATTTGAGAAACCTAAATATCAACAGGTTATCAACAAGCCTTTAGGTGCATTTATCCTTTGGGCAGGATTACTCACAAGCTATTTTTGGATTAAGATTTTCGTGACTTCGGGAAATTACCCCATAAAGATATTTATGCCGTTTTTTAACATTCTTTGCATTGTTTGGTTCTATAAATTATGCACGGAGTATCTAGATAGGAAAGATATAGCCAAGATATTTAAATGGCTTAGATATAGCGTTATTTTGCTCCTGCTTTATTGCACATTGCAGTATTTTAAACTTGATGAGTTTTTAAGCGGGTTGGCTGACTCGGGCGACCAATTAGTGGGGACAATTGGTAATCCATCCCACTTAGCAGGCTATTTAGCCCTTCTAAGCCCCCTGTTCTTTAATAAAAAGGGAGTATTGCCCCTGATACTACTCTGGTTTATCATATTACTCACGGGTTCGGCTTCAGGCTTATTTACGGCACTCGTGGTATTAGTAGCTTACCTGTTAATTAAGAGAAGGTTTTGGTTGGGGGGTGGGGTTTCGTTTTTAGCGTGTTTTGGGGGAGTGGTTTTATTATTAACTAAAAGTAATTTTTTTACTTCAAGCCACAGGTTAGAAGTATGGAGAATGGCTCTTGAAGTTTTTAAGGGCAAGCCGATTACAGGTTTTGGTCTTGGTAGTTTTGCTTTAAACAAGTTCTACATTAACAGAATATCATCTATCTGGCGACACGCCCACAATGAATATCTACAGATATCTTTTGAGTTAGGGATAATCGGTTTAGTCTTGATTCTTTGGGTGATATTTAACGCTTTAAAAGACGGGTGGACTTTAAGAAAGGATAATAATGGAGCAATTCTTATCTCTATATTTGTGGGTTTCATTTGTCTTTCTTGCTTTACTTTTACTATGCATCTCTGGCAAATATCAGTGTTAGCAATGATGGTGTATTCATTTATTTATGTGCTTAAAAACAATTCAGAACCGCAAGTATTAGGAGCAAGCTAATGAGAACCCGACTTGAAATTAGAAATCGTGTAGCTACAGATACAAGAGAAACACAGATTCCTACCCATATTGAAGAATGGATTAACCAGACTTTAAATGAGATTCAAAGTCCGGCTTGGGCGTTTGAACAAACTAATTTAAAAGGTTATGACCATAAGTGGACTTTTAATAGGCGCAAGACCACCATTACTACGGTTGCCTCTACCGAAGATTATCTACTCCCGAGAGATTGTGAAGATATTAGCTTAATCAGGCAAACGACTTCTCCCCAGAAAGTTTATTTTGTCCCTGATGACTTATTTTATGAATTTATCCCTAATCCCACAGCCACAGGAAATCCCAAATGGTATCGCTTATGGGAAGAAGAAGGGGTATCGGTAAGGTTATCGGCAGATGATTTAGTTACCGTAAAATCTTCTTCTACTTCTGATACTTCACAGACCGTAAGAATTGTAGGATATGATACCGCTGGATTATTACGGACAGAAAGTTTAACCCTTTCTGGCGTAGCATTAGTGAACGGGACTATTACCTATGATTCCGGTAAACCTTTAAAAGTATCAAAGTCAGCAGATACCGTAGGAATAATTACCGTAGCTAAACAAACTGCACCTCTGACTACCCTTGTGCAATTAGCCCCCACAGAAACTATGGCAAGGTTTAAGATTATATCCTTTTATCCTATTCCTTCATCTGCAATTACTTTATACCTTGAATACTTTACCCGCATACGCAGGTTAGAGGGCGATAATGACGTGCCGGATATTGATGAAAGGTGGCTATGGGTTGTGAGAGTAGGGACTATGGCTAAAGTATATCAATATCAAGGCAAAGAAGCTTTATTTACGGCAACACAGGGAATGTTTGCAAGCGGGGTTCGCTCAATGGTTCGCACCGATATGGCAAACTCTGATTTTATTCCCACGCTTCGTTCACAATTACAAAATCAGGGAGCACCCTGGTTAACTTTGTTAGAATCTCCAATCATAACTTGATATGAAAAAACTATTACTTACATTACTTTTATCCTTATCCCTGACTTGTGGTTTTGCACAAGAAAAATCAAGGGTATTTCCAGAGAATAAACTACAGCAATTTTTGGGTCTTGATGACACTTCAAGTCCACCCGTAGTTTTAGACGGTAGAGCCGCAGATTTGCAGAATATTACCCTTGATATTACGGGTGCGGCAAGCAAGCGTTATGGCTATGACTTAGAGGTTATGCTTGATACCAATGCCGTAGGTGATGATTTTGAGGCAATTACAGGGCTTTGGGAACTCTACAAGTCAGACGCAACAAGGACTAAATTAGCGGTAAGTGGGGATAAGATATATTCCTGGTCAACTGGCACTAAATCAGATATTACAAGTGCGGAATTAATAGTAAGCGGTCTTACGGTTGGGCAGAATAACCAATATGTTTTCGTAACGGCTTTAGATAATACCATAGGAACAGACTTTGTTGACCCGCCCTTTAAATCAGACGGGACTACCACCTCAATACTTAAACTTACCGGATTATCGGAAGCAAATAACTTCAGAGCGAAGTGTGTAATCTGGTGGAAGAATTATCTGATTTTCGGTAACACCATAGAAAATAGTGTTAACCACACTACCCGTATTCGCTGGTCTAATGTTGGGACTATTGAAACTTATTCCGATGACGATTATCTTGATATTGCTACTTTAGGCGGTCAACAGATAGAGGGATTTGCTACTCTTTACGATAGTCTTTATATCTTTTTAACTGATAGTATTTACAAGGTGTCATTGGTCGGTGGTGAAGAATTAATCACGGTTACAAAGGTGAGCGAGGGCATAGGTTGTATCGCTAAAAACTCAATACAGAATATAGGGATAGGAAATTCAGAGGGGTTAATATTTGCTTCTCGTGATAAAACGATTAATTTCTGCGATGGAACTTCAGTAAAGGAAATTTCCACTAATATCAGCGACCTTATGGATGGGCTTTCCACTTCAAGACTACCTTACTCCGTAAGCGCCGATGACCAGACAAACGC